GGCAGGGCAAGACCTCTGTTCTGGATGCCATCGCATGGGCGCTTGGCGGAGCGAAGTATCAGCCCTCGCAGGCGGTAAACGCTGACAGCACTATCCCGCCCCGCCTGAAGGTTATCATGGACAACGGCCTCGTGGTCGAGCGCAAGGGCAAGAACAGCGACTTGAAGGTCACCGATCCGTCTGGAAAGAAGGGCGGGCAGCAGCTCCTGAATGAGTTCGTTGAGGAGTTAGCGCTGAACCTTCCGAAGTTCATGGAAGCATCCGGGAGAGAAAAGGCAAACACGCTCCTGCAGATTATCGGGGTCGGCCCGAAGCTTGCAGAGCTCGACCAGAAGGAGAGGGAGCTTTATCAGGAACGCCTTTACGTAGGCCGGACAGCTGATCAGAAAGAGAAATTTGCCAGGGAACAGCCTTATTATCCCGATGCACCGCAAGAGCTGGTCAGCCCTTCCGAGCTGATCCGTCAGCAGCAGGACATCCTTGCAAGAAATGGAGAGAAGGCGCGAATCAGGGCGAACGCCACCGAGGCGGAGCGCAAGGCGGAAGCCGCAGAGCAGGCCCTGTCCATGGCTTACGGAGCCGCTGCAGAAGCAGAGAGACGTCTGGAAGAGGCAAAGGCGGCCTACAACAAGGCTATAGAAGAAAAAGAGATTGCCTTTTCTGATGCAGAAAATGCCGGAGATGATGAATCCACAGCAGAGCTCGAAGAGAATATCGCCGATATCGAATCCATCAATATCAAGGTCAGAGCCAATATGAACAAGATCCAGGCGGAAGAGGACGCCAAAGAGTACCGCGATCAGTATACACGCCTCACACAGGATATCGAAGATGTCAGAGCTGAAAAGACTGCGCTTCTGGACAGCGCAGACCTTCCTCTGCCGGGCCTGTCAGTGATGGATGGCGAGCTGATCTACAACGGCCAGAAGTGGGACAACATGTCCAGTGCTGAGCAGATGATCGTCTCCACATCCATCGTCAGAAAACTGAACCCGAAATGCGGTTTCGTCCTCCTGGACAAACTCGAGGCAATGGATCTGGATACGCTGAAGGAGTTTGGCCAGTGGCTCGAAGAGGAAGGCCTGCAGGCAATCGCTACAAGGGTCAGCACGGGAGACGAGTGCTCCATCATCATCACCGACGGGTATACCGATGAGCGCCCCGAAGAGGAGAAAAAGGCACAGGCCACCGGATGGAAGGCAGGGATGGGATTTTGAGGATTCAACAGGAATACACAATGGTCAGCGGGGACAAAATGCATGACAGAATCCATCACCGCTCCGGTCCTCCCGACGTTATTGACTTCACCGACAATGGAAAGTGCCGGGACTGCGGGAACTGCTGCGGAAATTTCCTTCCGATTACTGATGAAGAAAGGGCTACTATCAGGCGCTACATCAAGAAACACAACCTGCACCCGGCAAAGCCTTATTTCGTGGAAGGACCATGGGCAAAGCCTACCGTCCACAACGAGTGCCCGTTTCTACTCAATATAGACAGCCACAGATGCATGATCTATTCCATCAGACCGGGCATATGCAGGGCATATACATGCCATGATCCTCTGCATAATCCGGAGGTGATACGGGTAAGTCTCAGGAGCACGGAAACTGTAAATATGTACATCGAGTTCTTCCCGAAAGAAACATACCGGGAAGCTAAAAAGAAAGGAGCTCTGAATGAAAATCACAAGAGGGCGCGTTAAGAAAGCGCTGAAGATAGTCCTGTATGGGCCGGAAGGCATCGGCAAGTCAACATTGGCTGCCCAGTTCCCTGGCGCGGTCTTCATCGATACAGAAGACTCTACGGCTCATATGGACGTAGCGAGATTCGACAAGCCGTCATCGTGGCAGATGATCAAGGATCAGGCCGACTGGGTAAGGACACATCCTGGTGAGGTCGGCACGCTGATTATCGACACTGCAGACTGGGCGGAGCAGATGGAGATCGCGGATCTCTGCAAAAAGAATGGCTGGGACAGCATTGAAACCCCTGGATTCGGAAAAGGCTACACCTATTCAGCCGAGGAGTTCGGGAAACTCCTGAACATCCTCCAGGGATGCGTGAATGTCGGCGTCAACGTCGTGATCACAGCACACGCCCAGCTCCGCAAGGTGGAACTCCCGGAGGAGATGGGAGCTTATGACCACTGGGAGATGAAGACCAGCAAGAAGGTCGCGCCCATGATCCGTGAGTGGGCTGACGCTGTTTTCTTCCTCACTTACAAGACCGTCATCATCAATGTTGACGGGAAGGGTCAGACAAAGGGAAAGAACAAAGCACAGGGCGGCAGGCGCGTGATGCATACCAATCACACTCCCTTCTGGGACGCAAAGAACCGCTTCGGCCTACCGGATGAGATCCCGCTTGATTTTAACGAAATCGCTCGCATCTTCCAGGCAACTCCCGCACCTGCACCAAAGTCCGTACCTGCATCCGAGCCCGTGCCTGCTCCTAAGGCAGAAATTAAGGCAGAGCCCAAAACGGCAAAGACAAAGCCCAAGCCCACACAGGAACAGCCCGCCGCAGCAGAATCCAACATCGAAGAATTCACCGGATGGACCGCACATGAGAAATCCTGGTACCGCGTCGGCGGCGAAGTGTTCGAGTTCTTGAAGGGCGAGAAAATCCCGCCTGAGGTCGTTAAAAACGGAAAGCCCATCTCTGAGGATGTATATCTTGGCATGATCCAGAACAAGGCTAAAGAAAACGTCAAGACAACAGACTCCGCAGGTGATGGATACCAGGATCCCGACATGCGGATCCCCAAAAAACTCCGCGACCTCATGATTGCATCGAAGATTAATGAGTGGGAAATCAAGGACCTTGTCGGTGCGAAGGGATACTTCCCGGCAGATATGCCGGTTGCAGATTATCCTCCGGAGTTCATCGACGGATGGTGCATTGGTTACTGGGAACAGGTCAAGACCTCCATCATGGAGATCAGGCAGAAGCAGGCATACGAGTTTAAATAAGAAAGGACAATAAAATGGCAGATTACAGCAACTACAGCGAATATGAAGAACTCGACCTCAATGGCAGCATCGAGCAGGAATCCCAGTTTGTCGACATCCCGGTCGGCGAGTATGAGGGCATCATCGATCACTACGAACTCGGCACTTGCGACTGGGACAATGAAAATTATAACGGCAAGAAGATGCTGACTGTATACATCAACGTAGACGCCGACGGTCAGGAGGTACAGCTCCGGGACAACATCGTCCTCGTGAAGAATATGGAATGGAAGCTGTCGCAGTTCTTCCTCGGGACCGGCCAGAAAAAGAAGGGCGAGCCTCTGCAGAACCTCGGCAGAGCGATCCAGGAGATGCCCGGCCTGCGCGTTAAGTTCTCATACGTCGAGGACAAGAAGCGCAAGCGCCAGGACGGCACACCCTACAAGAACATCGGTAAATATCATGAGAAGAAACCTGCAGCTACTGGAGCAGGATGGAACGGAGGGTTCTAAATGGGCGGCATGAGCCTGCGGCCTTATCAGCAGGAAGCTTTTGAGAAAGTACTCGCGGAATGGGACGGGGGCGTCAAAAAGACGCTCCTGGTCCTTCCTACGGGAACAGGCAAGACCATTGTATTCTCAAAGATCGCCGAAGAGTGCGTCCGGCGTGGAAAGAGAGTCCTGATCATGGCCCACAGGGGTGAGCTGCTTGAACAGGCTGCAGATAAGATCTACAAATCAACTGGCCTGCAGTGCAGTGTGGAGAAGGCTGGCGAGACATGTCTGGGACAGTGGTACCGCATCATCGTCGGCTCTGTGCAGACACTGATGCACGAGCACAGGCTTAAAAAATTTAAACAGGATTATTTTGATGCCATCATTATCGACGAGGCACACCACTGTGTATCGGACAGCTATCAGCGTGTGCTTCAGCACTTCAATAATTCTTATGTTCTGGGTGTGACAGCTACACCCGACAGGGCAGATCTTAAAAATCTCGGAAGCTATTTCGACTCCCTGGCATTTGAATATACCATGCCACAGGCGATCAAGAGCGGGTATCTGGTGCCCATCAAGGCACTGACTGTACCGCTCAAGATCGACATCTCCATGGTCGGTATTAGCGCAGGAGACTTCAAGGTCGGTGAGATCGGGACAGCGCTTGACCCGTACCTGTACCAGATCGCGGACGAGATGGTGAAATACTGCATGAACCGTAAGACCATTGTGTTCCTTCCGCTGATCGCTACCTCAAAGAAATTCATGGGGATCCTCAACGAGCGCGGCTTTGTGGCTGCGGAGGTCAACGGATCCAGTGAGGACCGGGCGGAGATACTGCAGGACTTCGAGGATGGAAAGTACGATGTTCTCTGCAATTCCATGCTTCTGACAGAAGGATATGACTGCCCAGCAGTGGACTGCATTATCGTCCTCAGGCCAACGAAATCACGCCCGCTGTATGCACAGATGGTCGGGCGCGGGACACGTCTCTCGCCAGAAAACGGGAAAGACCATCTGCTCCTGATCGACTTCCTCTGGATGACGGAGAGGCACGAACTGTGCCATCCTGCATCCCTGATCTGCGAGGACGAGGACGTCGCCAGGCGGATGACAAAGGATATGGAGGCGAATGCGGGCAATCCCGAAGATATCGAAGAAGCCGAAAAGAAAGCAACCGAAGAGGTAGTGCAGGAACGTGAAGAGGCACTCGCGGCACAGCTCGCAGCACAGCGAAGGAAAAAGAGCCGTCTTGTGGATCCTCTGCAATACGCCATGAGCATCGAAGCGCTTGACCTGGCCAATTACAGGCCGATATTCGGGCCGGAGGCACAGGCGCCGTCACAGGATCAGAAAGACAGCCTCGAGAAGCTCGGTATCAAGGCTGACAGTGTTGAGACGTCCGGGCAGGCAGACAAACTGCTCAATACCATCAATGACAGGCGGGCGCGCGGTCTGGCAACTCCCAAGCAGATCAAGCAGCTTGAAAACAGAGGCTTTCAGAACGTCGGCACATGGAGCTTCGAGCAGGCCCGCAGACTGATCGACCGTATCGCAGCAAACGGATGGCGGACGCCCAAGGAATTGAATCCAAGGACATATACCCCGCCGACAGACATGCCTCAGGCAAGCGGATTTTGGTAAATAAGTAATGGATGAAAGATTAAATCTTGAAGAAATACTCACACATGTTGATCCGGGACTCCTGAGCTATCAGGAGTGGGCCGATGTAGGCATGGCGCTCAAACTGGAAGGGTATTCCTGCGACCTGTGGGACTCGTGGAGCCGGAGAGATTACGGTAGGTACCACGAGGGCGAGTGCGCGAAAAAATGGCGTTCTTTCCGCAGGGACGAGGGCGTGACAGGTGGCACGATCTACCATTTCGCTGTTCAGCAGGGATGGATACCGGAAAGGTCAGATAATTTCGAGGAACTTGACCTAAACGGCTCCATCTCCTACGAGGCACCGTCAGACAGGATCGTGGGTGAAGGCTGGGCAGAACATCGTGAGATAGAAGAGCCGAAAGACTGGAATCCCATCACGGAGCTGTCGCGCTATCTGGAGACACTGTTTTCCCCGGATGAGATCTTCGGTTATGTAGCATCCTCTTTCGAGAAACCTGATAAAGAAGGCCGGATGAAGTGGGTGCCCGCGAACAAAGGCATTTACACGACTAAGGTCGGGGACATGCTGCAGAATCTGCGGCAGGCAAAGAGGGAAGGAAAGACGCTCAAGGATGTAATCGGCCAGTACAACGAGACTGCCGGCGCATGGATCCGCTTCAATCCCCTGGATGGCCATGGGGTCAACAACGAGAATGTCATTGATTTCCGGTATGCCCTGGTCGAGTCAGACACCATGGACATCGAAGCTCAGAACGGCATCATCCGGCAGCTGAACCTTCCTGTTGCAGTCCTTGTGCATTCAGGCGGAAAGTCCCTGCATGCAATCGTCAGGATCGATGCCGACGACATCAAAGAATACCAGAGCCGTGTCAATTATCTGTATGACATCTGCAGAAAGAACGGCATGGTCATCGACACCCAGAACCGTAACCCTTCGAGGCTGTCACGCCTTCCCGGATGCCAGAGAGGAGAGAAACGGCAATTTATCGTTGATACAAATATCGGCTGTAAATCGTGGGACGAGTGGAAGGAATGGACGGAAGCTGTTAACGACGACCTCCCGGATTTCGAGGAGCTTGTCACAGAGTGGAACGATCTTCCAGAGCTGGCTCCGGAGCTGATAGAGGGAATCCTCCGGGAAGGACATAAGATGCTGATCGCGGGCCCATCGAAGGCGGGAAAGTCATTTGACCTGATAGAGCTCGCCATCGCGATCGCCGAGGGCGGGCGCTGGCATGGCTTCAAATGCCGTCAGGGACGTGTCCTGTACATCAACCTGGAACTCGACAGAGCCTCGTGCCTGCACCGCTTCAAGGACGTTTACAGCGCCTTGGGGATACGCGGGAGAGGCATTTCCAACATCGATATCTGGAATCTCAGGGGACGCAGTATCCCTATGGATAAGCTGGCCCCGAAGCTGATCAGGCGGGCAAAAGACAGGGGATACAAAGCAGTCATCGTCGATCCGATCTACAAGGTCATCACCGGCGACGAGAACAGTGCCGACCAGATGGCCAGGTTCTGCAACCAATTTGACAAGGTCTGCACGGAGCTGAAGGCCGCGACGATCTACTGCCATCACCACTCAAAAGGTGCGCAGGGCAGTAAAAGGTCTATGGACAGAGCCTCCGGGAGCGGTGTTTTTGCCCGTGATCCGGACGCCATGATCGACATGATCGAGTTGGAGCTCCCCGCTGCCACCATTGACCAGGAGATAAATAAGGCTGTCTGTGCGGCCTGCAGACAGTTCCTGGAAGCCCATGTGACCGACAGGAACTGGACTGAGGATCTGTCACAGGATGACCTTCTGATGGCTTCCAAGGTTACTGAATACTGCCGGAATGCCATTGGAAACAGTAAATGGAAGACAGATATTTTTGAGAAACAGATCGCAGAAGCAGCCATCAGGGCGCGGTCTATGACCGCATGGAGGCTCGATGGAACCCTCCGGGAATTCGCAAAATTCGATCCCGTGAACTGCTGGTTCCGGTACCCGATCCATGTTCCGGATGAGTCCGGAGCACTCTCAGATATCGAGCCTGAGAGTGAAAAACCGGTCTGGGAGAAGGCAAAAGAGAAGCGCAAAAAGCAGGCGGCAAAGGAGAGAGAAGCACAGAAAAATGCCCTCGAAATGGCCTTTACTGCACTCGAGTCAGACGGCGGGGATGTTTCTCTTCAGGACCTTGCGGAGTACATGGGTAAGGACAGTAAGTCCATCGGTGCAGCCCTTGGAGAAGGCAAAAAAGCCAAGGCAGAATGGAAAGCATCCTTCGAAAAATTCACCAAAGAGGATGGCAAAACATACGTCAGAAGAGTGAGTAATTAGGGGTGCGCAGGGGTGCGCATGACCATGGTGCGGCGCAGTGCGCACAACCATGGTGCGGCGCATAGTGGCGCAGGGGTGCGCAGGGGTGCGCATGACCATGGTCGCGAGCATGGGTGCGCCAGACCTATATACTACGTATAACTTTGTGCTTGCGCACCCCTGTCGCAGGGGTAGGATACGACGGGCGCAAGCTCACGCCCGCCGTCGCACCCACCCACGACGACAACCGCGAAGTGCAGAGCACGGAAGAGGAGAGAAAAATGAAAAAATTTAAAAACGACAAGGAGCGGATCACGTTCCTGGAAGATTACCGAAATGAGCAGAACGGATGGACGCTGTGGAAGAGTGACGATGTCCTTCAGCGCAGGTGGTGGAGGTATGGCCTGCCGGACGGATCTTCGTTTGTTGTCGAGGAGCAGCTGCTTACATTCAACTGGCCGGACACACATACCGCATGGAGCACTATTCACTGGTACATCATGCCTGACTGGACTGAAGCGTTCATCTTCGGTGACTGCGTCGCAAGCAGGTCGCTCGCATTGAAAAAGATCAAGGAGCTCGAGAAGGGAATAAATCATGGCAGTTGAATTTTTCCTCCCGATGGAGCATGTCCCGACTATCACTCACCAGGAGCACAAGGTCAGGATCCAGAACGGACGGCCAGTCTTTTACGAGCCGCCTGAGCTCCAGGCCGTCCGACAGAAGTACCGTGACATGCTCGCCAGGCACAAACCAAAAGAGAAGCTGACCGGCCCGCTGCACCTGCATGTCATGTGGTGCTTCCTCACAGACCGGCACCCAGATGGATCGTGGAGAGACACCAAGCCGGACACCGATAACCTGCAGAAGCTTCTCAAAGACTGCATGACATCGGTGGGCTTCTGGGAAGACGATGCACAGGTCTGTAGCGAGCTTGTGGAAAAACGCTGGGTAAGAGGGATCCGCTTCGGAGGCACTGCCTCGGGAATCTGGATCCATGTACACGAGATGGAGGAAAATACATGAACATGTTATACGATAACCGCCGGGCTTGCGAGGTGGCCAGCAAGGACAAGCCGGTTATAAAGGGATTCTTTCACAGATAGATTACGGAGGCATACACGATCGACCGGGTTCTCGTAGGCAGACAGCCCGGGCAAGTCATGTACACAAAAGCACTCATCGAGTTTGAGGATGGCACCGTGCACATGATAGATCCATCAAGGATCAGATTTACAGACAATAAATAAATCATACTGAAATGAGGAAAATGCATGAAATACGAAAAGCCGAAAGTTTACGTCGACTATGCCGAACTGTACAACCAGACGGCTAAGCAGGACACCGGCAAGCCGCAGTACACGCTTGTTCCGACTGGCATCATTAAGGCAGTCGAGAAAATCAGGGCATATGGAAACGAGAAGTATCATGACCCGCAGAACTGGAAATCTGTCGAGTCACAGCGCTTCTGGGATGCCGCAGTACGACACATGGTCGCCGCGTGGGATGACTACACGGCTATAGATCCGGAGAGCGGCCTGCCTCACATCTATCATGCGATGTGTAATCTGGCGTTTCTGGCAGAGCGGATGGAACAGGGAGATGTCTGACGAAATCCGCGCACGCATTGAGGCCTGCCATACAGATGACGGCATCGATCACGGCCGGCACCATATCGAGGAATGTTTCTGTGCGAT